CTGCCGGTAGCGGTTGGTTGGAGCGGTTGCGGCAATGGCTGATGGCGGTTTCAGGTAGCCTGACCGCCTCCAAAGAAGCGGCGATGTCGGCAGTAAGGCTGCTGCTGCAACAGGCGGACAGATTCAACCGCCGCCAGTTTCACGCGGTTGTCCGTTCGGTGTACGGCGTGGAAGTGTTTACGCATGAGCCGTGGCTGCTGGAGCTGTTGGGCGAATTTGAGGCTGATAACATCCGCCTTATCCAATCCATCCCAGCGCAGTATTTAGAAACGCTACACGGCAGAATTGTGGCGAAGATACGCAACGGCGGCAATCATCGGGATTTAGTGGACTTGATACGCGACAGCTACCACCTGCCGAAAAACAGGGCGCGGCCGGTTGCCCCGCCGAAGGCCACGGCAGTGAATGGGCAGCTTACCCGTTACCGCCAGCAACAAATCGGCGTGGAAGAGTATGTGTGGCGCGGTGTGCTGGACAGCCGGGAACGCGAGCACCATGTGGAGCGCGAAGGGGAAAAATTCCGCGGGAGCGAGCCGCCGGAAGGTGGGCATCCGGGCATGGATTTCCAATGCCGCTGCTACGCCGAAGCGGTATTCCCCGACTTGGAAGATTTGAAGGGAGTGGTTTATGAGCATCCGCTACGACCGGGCGCCGGTTAGAGCGACCAAAAATGAAGACGGTTTCATTCACGATACGCCTGTCCTGACACGGACGGGCGTTTTTGTTTATCTCAAGCCGGACGGCAGCGAGCGGCGGGAATACCGCCCGCCCGGAGGGGGATTCCGCGCGGGCAGTCTGAAAGGCTACAAGGGATTGCCGATTACCAACGGCCATCCAGGATTGGTAACCAGCGCCAATGCCGCCAATCACACGATAGGCGCGGTATTGGGTGAGGCCAGGCAAGACGGCAATAACCTGATTGCTGATATTGTGATTCACAACCCCGCAGCGGTAAATGCGGGGAATAAAGAGCTTTCAGTCGGCTACGAATTGGATTTGGACGAAACGCCGGGCATTTCGCCGGACGGCGAGCGCTACGATGCTATCCAGCGCAACATCCGCCCAAACCATTTGGCGATTGTGAGAAAGGGGCGTGCCGGGGTGGCACGTTTGAATATGGACGGCGATGCCGTTTTTAACGATAAGGACGTAACCATGTCAAAACTGCGTTTGGATAACGGCATTGAATACGATGCCGCGCCCGAAGTGATTCAGGCGTATAACAAACTGAAACAGGATGCCGCCGACAGCGAAGCCGCCAAAGCCAAAGAGCAGGCGCGTGCCGATGCTGCCGAAGCGGATTTGAAAAAGCTGCAAAGCGAACTGCCGCAAATGAAGCAGGATGCATTAGTCGCCGCTCGTTCCCGCGTGGAGTTGGAAGCGGTAGCCAACACGCATCAAGTGGAATTTAACGCAGACAGCGCCGACCGCGCCATTAAAGAAGGCGTGATTAAGGTCATTCGCGGCGATAGCGTGAGCTTTGACGGCAAGTCTGATGACTATGTACAGGCCGCCTACGATTTCGCGCTACAGAGCCACGCTGAAGCCCAGAAAGCGGATGCAGTAGCCAAGCAGCGGCAAGATATGGCTGACAAAGGCCAGCCTGAAGTAAGCGCGGAAGCAGCGCGAGCCAAATACATCAACAGTATGAATGGTACGGAATGGAGTTAATCAATGTACGAAAACCAAATGAACCCCGCATTTGCGGGTATGAAGGCCGATGCTGGCTTCGACCGCGTGGAAACCTACCCCGTGGCCGCAGATGGCTTGGTGTACGGTGTGGTAGTGGGGCGTGATGCCAGCGGCAAAGCGGTAGCTGGTAAGGGTACTGCGGCAGTCGGCATTACTGTGCATTCACATGCCACGATTGAGCCGATGAAACAGGGCGATGCGGTGTCTGTGATGACCCGTGGCCTGGTATGGGCGCGTGTGGCTGACGGTAAAACCGTAGCCGGTTACGAAGCGGTTAAATTCAACGCGAAAGGCGAATTGGATAACACCGCTACTGATACGCTGAAAAACGCCGTAGTGCGCTCTGTACGCGCTGCCAACGGCAAAACTCTAGCCTTGGTTGAGCTGCACGCTCCCACCGCCTAATTGAAAGGGAAAGACAATGCAGAAACATATGCACTATGACGAAGCAGAAAAACTCGCGGTATCCGCATTTGCCCAATCTGTTGGGCAATCTATGCGCGAAGACGAGAGCGTTTTCGTTGCCCGTGAGCTGGACTATGTGAAAGCCAAGGTTTACGAGAAAAAACGCCCGCCCATGCTGGGCTTAAGCCTCGTGCCGGCTGAAACCGATGCAGATGAATGGGCAGAATCCATTATTTACAAAACCTACGACACTGTAGGCATGGCGAAAGTGATTGCCAATTATGCCGATGACCTGCCGCGTGCTGACGTAGCCGTTACTGAACACACCGTGCGCGTGAAAAGCATCGGTGCGAGCTACGGCTACAACGTGCAAGAGCTGAAAGCCTCTGCCGGCTTAGGTACTAACCTGCCCACCCGTAAAGGCGAAGCCGCCCGCCGCAGTATCGAAGTGAAGCTGAACCAAATCGCAATGACTGGTGATGCCGCTTATAACCTGTACGGCATGTTGACCCATCCGAACATCGGTACAACCACCCTGCCTTCTGCTAAGAAATGGGCACAGGCTACCGGTCAGGAAATTGTGGCTGACTTGGATGCACTGTGGAATGCTGTACGCCTGCAATCGCAAGGGGTACACACTCCCAACCGCCTGATTGTGTCATCCAGCCTGCACGCGCAACTGACTTCCAAAGTCTATGCCGAATCTTACGGCAAGACCGCTTGGGAGTTCTTCAGCGCCAAACACCCAGGCTTGCAACTGCTGGAAGCGCCAGAGTTTGAGAAAGCCGGCAGCGGCAATAAAGACCTGATTTTCATCGGCGAATTTGCTGCTGAAAATATGGTGCATGAACTGGTAATGCCGTTCAACCAACTGGAAGCGCAAGCCCGCAATCTGGAACTGGTTGTGCCGTGCTATGCGCGAACCGCCGGCGTGGTGGTGCATTACCCCTTGGCTTTTACTAAAGCCGAAAACTAACCCTTCGGGCTATCTGAAATCTGCGATACGGTTTCAGGTAGCCTTTTTTAGGAGAACGCTATGTTTGTGAAAAACGTAAAACCAGCCGTAGTGGTACTGAACGGCCAAACCGTAATCGCCCCGTTAGAAGTGGTGGAAGTGGACGGTAAAGACAATGGTGTAAAAAGCCTGATTGAGAGCGGCCACTTGGTTGAAGCCACTAAAGCAGAGACCCCACAACAGACTGAAGCTGAAGCTACGGAAGAAGCAGGCGAAGATACTGCTGATAAAACTTCCGGTAAGAGCAAATAGGACGGTAAATCATGGACACGCAGACGGTAACATTGCTGAAAACGCTTGCGCCGAATGTGGCGGCCATGACTGAAGATGCCATGAATGCGGCTTGGGATGCGGCGGAAGGGTTTATGCCGCTGAAACTGCCGCCCAAGAAGCAAAACGAAGCGCGGCTGTGGTACACCGCCCATCTACTGACCATGAAACAGGCGGCGGATAACGGTACGCTGCCGCCGGTCGGCATCAAGTCCGAGAGCGAAGGCGATTTGTCGCGCAGCTACAGCAGCCTGGCTGAAGAAGGCGACCCGTTCGGCTATTACGCCCGATGGAAAGCGCTGATGGCCTTGGAGGCAAGGTTGGGCGGCATTACGGTGGGGAGCAGGCTGCATGAGTGTTGAAGTCAAGCTGATAGACCACGGCTTCGACAAAATCATCCAGCAGGCTTTGAAGTTGGACGGCAAAGGCGTGAAAGTCGGCATCCGGCGCGGCAAAGGCTCGCACGACGGTACGGATATGCTGGATATTGCGGTGTACAACCATTTCGGCACGGCTACCATTCCGGCACGTCCGTTTGTGAGCGATTGCGCGGAAAAGAATGCTGGGCAAATCCAAGAAGCACAAAAGCGGCTGGTTTATCGGGTGTATCAAGGCGGTTTGAGCGCGGACGGGGCGTTGGCAGAGCTTGGGGCATGGTATGTGAACGTGCAGAAAGGTCATATCCTGCACGGCGGCTGGACGCCAAACGCACCGGCTACCGTGAAGTGCAAAGGCTCGAACAAGCCGCTGGTGGATACAGGGCAGTTGGTTAATACGGTAGATTGGGAGCGCTCATGAGCTTTCGCAGCAAACAGCAAATCATCCGGCAGCCTGAAGGGCAGTATGTGAAAGGCCGCTGGGTTAAGGGCGGCGATACGGTGCTGGAAATCATGGCATCGGTGCAACCGGCCACCAATGATGATATGCAGAACCTACCTGAAGGCAAACGTATTGAGCGGGCGGTGCGGATTTATACCGATGCGCTGCTGAATGTGGGCGGGGCGGACAACAACGGCGATGTATTGGTGTGGCAGGGGCGGCAGTACCGCGTGATTGCGGTTGCGCCCTACCGCTCCAACATCATCAGCCATTACCGCTATCTGGCGGCGGAGGCAGAGCGATGAAAGAGAAGTTATATGACATCTTGGCATCACAAACCACCCTGCCGCTGATTTGGGCATACGAGAACGGCAAACGTCCAAAGCCGCCGTTCATGGTGCTGGATGTACGGCAAACAACTGCCGTATGGCCGGTACATGCCGGGCAAATCGGCACAGACCGCACCCGCAAGCTGGACGGTACGCGCGAAGCTAAAGTGCATCTGCAATGCTTCGGCGCTGGTTGTTTTGA